TTCTCCCCAAAAGGTCTTAAAAGTCCGTTTGAACAACCAAAGGAAATGTAAATGGGCTTAAGAGAAGAAAAACAACGCATATTGCCAGCACTTGATAAGGCAACTGAGGAAGCACAACGTCAGGGCTTTATAACTGAACTTGACCTTGCTGGTATTGCAGCTCTGTTCACAATTGCAGGTGTTTTAGACAGTGGATTGTTAAAACCTATGGAAGAAATCAAATATTTATCACAGTTACAGTCAGGGTTGGACAAGTATGGTCTCAGCTTGTTTGGTCGTAAAGAGAAACCAGAGCTTGAAGCAGGTGAAGACCCACTTGACGATCTTAGGAAACTCACACCCGAGAATTCAGACCACTCCACTAGCTCTCCCAACTAGAGGCAACGAGGTCGCAGAGTTTGCGCGACAAATTGACATGCCTTTACTGGAATGGCAAGAGTATTTAATCAACGAAGCCTCAAAGATTAAACCCGATGGGACTTGGGCATATAAAAACGTGCTAGCAATAGCAGCCCGGCAAAATGGTAAGACTCATCTTCTTAGAATGAGAATCTTGGCAGGGCTTTACCTTTGGGACGAAGAACTACAAATAGCCTCAGCTCAGACAAGAGATCTTAGTCTTGAAACTTTCAAAAAGGTCGTTGAAGTAATAGATAACTATGATTGGTTACGCAAAAAAGTTAAACACGTAACAAGGGCAAACGGACGCGAAGAAGTAATGTTAAAAAATGGCATGCGTTACAAAATTGTAGCAAGTAACTCAGGTGGTGCAAGAGGTTTATCTTCAGACCTTGTGATACTTGATGAGCTTAGACAACAAAAAACCTATGATGCTTACTCAGCTCTTGTGTTTACCATGAACGCTAGACCCAATTCACAGTTTTGGGGTATCAGTAACGCAGGCGACCATTACTCAATAGTGCTAAACGCTATGAGACAACGAGCATTAGACAAAATAGAAAAAGGATTAGATGACCCATTGTGTTTTATGGAATGGTCAGCATCACCACATAGAAAATTATCTGACATTGAAGGCTGGAAAGAAGCAAATCCAGCATTAGGCAGAACAATCTCAGTAGATGCAATTAAAGCCAGGTTAAGTGACCCACCCGAGATATTTCAAACAGAAGTTTTATGCCAATGGGTAGAAACAATGAACAGCGCATGGGAACAAGGAGCATGGAACTCTTGTATGCAACCAAACCTATCACTCAAGCCCGACAGACCAACTTGGCTTGGTGTTGAAATAAGTCCAGAACGTAACTCATGGGCATTAACAGGATCACAAATACTTGAAGACAAATCTATAGCTGTAGGTTTAATGGAATACCAAGAACAAGACTCACCAATAGACGATCTGTTTATTGCTGGACGCATAGCTGAATGGGCAAAGCACTACAACGCAGAAGAAGTCATAGCAAACAGGTTCACAGGTGACTCAGTAGTAGCCAAACTCAAACAAGCAGGCATAAACGCAAACGTAATTAAAGGCTCAGATTATTACACCAATTGTGACCAAGTGCTAAGTGCTATGTCAGGTGGACGATTAGCTCACTCAAACCAACCAGAACTATCAGCAAGTGTTAATAGTTGCATAAAGAAATCTAATGACACAGGTGCTTGGTATGTGATGAGACGTAAACCTTCAACAGCTGCTATTTCAATGATTCTTGCAGTAGGCAAAGCAGAACAGTACGGCTCAAGGGCGCAAAACCAAGACATTGTAGTTGCTTAGGTGCTTGACTTACATAACGATTTGGTAAAGAATTAGAAGTTATGGGCTTCTTCCAAAATCTATTAGGTGTTACGCCAAATGAGGACGTCAATAAAGTTGACGCAGCAGTAGCCCCATATAACTATCAAGGATACGCCCAACCTTTTGATTATTTTGGTTTAACAACGATAACCAGATCACAAGCTATGCAAGTTCCAGCCGTTGCAAGAGCTAGAAACATTATTTGTGCAACTATCGGATCATTACCACTAGAAGTAAGACGCGAATCAAACAACTCACGCGTAACCACACCACCATTTATCAGACAACCCGACCCAAGAATGACAGGACAATCTGTATATACATTTCTTGCAGAAGATATTTTATTTACAGGCAATGGTTATTTACAAATACTTGAACTTGGTGCAGACGGACGACCATTAAGTGCACAATGGATTTCATCATCACGTGTAACAAAAACTTTAGATGCTTTAGGCATAAACGTTACAGGATATTCTGTTGACGGAAATCAAGTACCAAACTCAGGACTAGGTTCTTTAATACCATTTACAGGATATGACGAAGGATTATTAAATCGCGCAGGAATAACAATTCAAACAGCACTTGCTTTAGAAAAAGCAGTTAAAAGATTTGCTGATGAACCAACACCAAACGTTGTACTTAAATCAAATTTGCCAATGCCAGCAGAAAGAGTTACAGCCCTTCTAAATTCTTGGAAAGAAGCACGCAACACACGTGGCACAGCTTTTGTTAACGACACAATCGACTTTCAAAGCATAGGTTTTAGCCCAGAACAATTAACGCTAAACGCAGCACGTCAATACATGGCTTCCGAAATAGCAAGGGCTTGTAATATCCCAGAATGGTATCTTGGCGCAAACGCAGGCGGCAGCATGACCTACTCAAACACAATTCAAGAACGTCGTGCATTAGTTGATTTTTCACTCAAGCCTTTAATGACAGCAATAACATCACGACTATCAGATATTGACATAACCCCACGCGGATCATACGTCAAATTTGATTTATCAGAATTCTATGCGCCAAGCGCAATAGAAAGAGCAGACATATTTACAAAGTTAATACCTTTGGGAGTAATGACTGTTGAAGAAGCAAGAATCGAGGAAGACTTAATAAATGAATAATTATGTAAAGTTTTCTACAGACATTATTGCAGCTAATTCATCAAAACGTGAATTGACAGGTGTAATAGTGCCATTTAACAAAGTTGGTCACACAAACATGGGTGACGTTGTATTTAATCAAGGTTCATTAACCATTGGTGACGGAATTAAATTATTTACAGAACACGACATGACAAGACCAATTGGAAAATTAAAATCATACGAAGAAACCAATGAAGGAATAGTTGGCACATTCAGAGTTGCAAGAACAAACGCTGGTGATGACGCTTTGGCTGAAGCCCAAGAAGGATTACGCACAGGTTTCTCAATCGGCGCAATGATTGACGATTATGTCACTAAAGGTGAACAAGTAATTGTTAACGCAGCAACATTAAAAGAAGTATCACATGTAACATTTCCTGCATTTGGTGAAAATGCACAAATAACTGACGTCGCAGCAAGCGAGTCAGAACAACCACAAGAAAGCGAGGAGACTATCGTGTCAAACGAAGTAACCCCAGAAGTAGTAGAAGAAGTAGCTAAAGAAGTAGCTGCTCCTGCTGTAGAAGCTGCAGAACGCAAAGTTATGCCAGCAATCTTTACAGCACCAAGAAGCCCAATTAACTCAAAGGCTTCTTACTTAGAACACAACATCAGAGCAGCACTTGGAAACGAAGATAGCCGTCAATATGTAATGGCAGCTGACACAACTTCAAACAACGCAGCTTTTATTCCAACCCCACAATCAACAGAAATCATTAACGGAATTGCTAACGCAGACCGCGGCGCAGTAGACGCAATTTCACGCGCAACACTTCCAGCAGCTGGTATGACTTTTGAAATTCCAAAAATCACAACTGCTCCAACTGTTGCTGAAGAAGGAGAAGGAGACGCAATATCTGAAACTGATATGGCTTCATCTTTTGTTTCTGTTTCTGTTAAAAAATACGCAGGACAACAAACATTCTCAGTAGAATTGTTAGATCGTTCATCACCTGCATTCTTTGACGAATTAGTACGTCAAATGGAATTTGCTTATGCAAAAGCAACTGACGAAGCAGTAGCAAGTGCATTAGCAACTGGTGGAACTGATGGTGGAAACCGCACATTTAACGCAGCAGGTCTTCTAGGCTTCGTTGCTGATGGTGCAGCTTCTATTTACACCAACTCACTAGGCTTTGCTCGTTCCTTAGTTGTTTCTCCATCTGCATGGGCAACCATCATGGGATTAAACGACTCAGGACGTCCTATCTACAACGCTGTAAATCCTTCCAACGCAGGCGGTTCTGTTTCTGTAAACAGCCTTCGCGGAAACGTTGCAGGACTAGATCTATACGTATCACGCAGCTTCTCAGGTGTAGGCGATAACTCAATGATTATTGCTAACCCAGATGCATACACTTGGTACGAAAGCCCACGCTTGAGCCTACGCACAAACGTAATTAACACAGGTCAAATCGACGTGTCTTACTACGGCTACGGCGCAATTGCTACAAAGATTGGCGCTGGCGCTTACCGATTCATGGTTGCATAACCATAATCAACTAAACGTGTGGGTGGTTCGCCCCTGTGCCACCCACACCCTTAAAGAGAGGAACAAAAAATGCCAGTATTAGTAACAGCTAGTGAGTTAAGAGCTGTACTTGGTGTTCCTGTTGCCCTTTACTCAGATGCACAACTTGATTCAATAATTGAAACTTCAGAAGACGCAATTGGTGATTTTCTTATTCAATGGAAAGTAAATATAGATAAACACAAAACACCAACTACCACTACTGCAATAATTCACACAGTAACACCACACAAATTTTATGACGGACAAACAGTTGTACACACAGGTATTGAATCACACATAAATGGTTCAAAAACAATTACAGAAATTATAGATGAATACACATATCAAATAACCATTAACAACGGAACAGTTCACACAGATTTTAGAAACTCAATACCTAACGGCAGAGCTGCAGCAAATGACCTTTCACAATACAACGGCGTAGATGCAATAGAAGAAGCCGTACTACAAATTGCTGTGGACGTATTCCAATCAAGACTAGCTGCAGGTGGCACACAACAAGCCCTTGATTACACCCCAGCACCATATCGCATGGGACGCACACTTTTGTACAAAATAACAGGTTTAATAAGCAAATACATTGACTCCAATAGTCAAGTAGGTTAATTATGGCTCTTAGTACGCTACGTGCAGGGCTTAAAACAGCAATAACAGATAACACAAAGTTTACGGCTTATGATCATGTGCCAGAAATTATTATCCCGCCAGCAGCTCTTATTTTGGCTGGAGACCCATACCTAGAACCAATCGTTATAGGTAACAACAAGAATTGGTACGTAAGACTTACTTAGAAGTAGTCAGCACTACGTATTCAAACCCAAGCGCATTAACAAACTTGGAAGATGATATAGAAACAATCTTGGCACTAATACCGACAAACTGGATTATACTGTCAGTATCAAGTCCGAGAATTAGGCAGACAAACAGCACAGACATGCTTACTGCTGAAATACAACTACAAACAGCCTACACAGGCTAAGGAAGGCAACAAATGGCAACAACAGTTTTAAGTGGTCGTCAATTATCACTCAGCGTTGGCGGCAAAACTTACTCAGAACAAATTTTAGATTCTGCTATCAACTTTGATACCGAGCGTTTAACTTTTGACACCCTTGCAGGCAAAGCCTACAAGTACATTGACTCAAACGTCACTTTAGATTTAACTTTCTTAAATGACGCAGGAGCAACACCAAACAGCTTATACGGCGATTTGTGGACTGCTACTGAAACAGCACCAGATACAACACTTGCTTTTGTTTTGACTTTAAGAACAGGTGTTACATTAACTGGAACAGTATTACCAAATTACCCAGGTGTATCTGCATCAGGTGCAGACGCACAACAGGTAACAGTATCTCTACAAGTTGTAGGAATTCCAACAGAAGACCTAACAGCGTAACAACAACCAAAGAACAGGGGCACACAAATGCTTAAATTAAAAATACGTTGGGAATTAGAAACAGGTGAAGTTTATGAAGAATGGACTAGACCTAATGAACTTGCCCAAGCAGAAAAAGAACTTTACAACAATCGTTCAATCATTAAAATTCTTACCGAAGAAAGCAGTCCAAGTAATCAGCTTCTTTTGTTTTTGGGTCATAAGATCCAACAACGTGTCACAAAAAAAATGGAAAACTTTGAGACTTGGAAATCAAAAGTTACCGATATTGCAGCTGTTGATTTTGAGACAGCAAATTTTACGAAGCCCGAAGTATCGGGCGCATAGCAGTCGAGTTAGCAATAGCGACTGGGATACCACCCGATTATTGGCTGAATGCAGAACCCGATTTATGGGCAACAGCTATAGAAGTATTGAACGAGCGCAATAATGGCTAGAGCTATAAGTCTTGTTCCTGTTGATAGAGATTACAAATCTTTGTTACGTACTTTTGGCAAAATGGACGATATTGCAAAAAATGATATGAAACAAATTGCTAAAGATTTAGCAGAACGCGGCGCAGCATATGCTCAAGGTTCAGCATCTCGTGCACCATATAACCCTAAACAAGCTGTTGCAGTTGCAGAATCTATTAAAGTTTCTAAATCAGATAAAGCACCTTCGTTTAGTATTGGTGGTCGTCAAAAAGTTGGTGCTAGTGCTTTTAGTGCTGGTTATGTAATAATGGGTGCAGAGTTTGGATCTAAACAGTACAAACAGTTCCCTAGACGTTCACCTTCTCAAGGTAGAGGTAATCGTGGTTGGTGGTTGTATCCTGCTATGTCTAGATTCCAACCAACTATTGCGAGGGAATGGTTAGCAGGCTTTGAAAAAGTCAGAGACGCTTGGACAGGTAGAGTTTAATGGCTGATATTAGGACACTTAAATTAGCGTTACTTGCTGACACCAAAAACTTTATAGACGGACTTGATAAAGCCGATAAAGAAACACGCTCATTTACAAACAAACTTGATGACGCATTAAAAGTTGGTGCTGCAGCATTTTTAGCCGTTGGTGCAGCTGCTGGCGCTATGGCAATCAAAATAGGCACAGATGCTGTTAAAGCTGCTATAGAAGACCAAAAAGCCCAACTAAGCCTTGCCCAGACTTTACGTAACACAACTAAAGCAACAGATCAACAAGTAGCAGCCGTTGAAGATTATATTGACAAAACAGCACGTGCCACAGGTGTAACAGACGACCAATTACGTCCAAGCCTAGACAGACTTGTTAGATCAACAAATGATGTAACCAAAGCACAAAAACTACAACAACTAGCCCTTGATATTGCTGCAGGCACAGGCAAAGACCTTGCCACCATTACAGAAGGCTTAGGCAAAGCATATGACGGCAACCTTGGTGCACTTAAACGACTTGGTGTATCACTTGATGACTCAATTGTTAAATCTAAAGATTTTGATGCAGCTGTCAAAGTATTATCAGAAACTTTTGCCGGGCAAGCAGACATAGCCGCTAATTCTTTTGCTGGACGCATGGCAAGAGTAAACATAGCCCTTGATGAATCTAAAGAACAAATTGGTTTTGCTTTACTACCTATTTTGGAAAAATTAGCAAAGTTTATTACAGATGACATTATTCCTGTTATTGAACAACTTGTTAATGGTTTGACAGGCGCAGGTAAACAATCTATGACCAGAGCCTTTTATGACGTTGGAACAGGTGCTGTAACTTTTGGTTACGACCTTGATAACGCTAAAGGTTCAGCATATTTACTTGGTGAAGAAATAAGAATCGTTGCAATTAAAGTAGGTGATTTTGTTTCACAATTGTCAGGTGCAGCAAATGACAAAGGGTTACAAAGTTTCTTAGACAAAATATTACAAATCATTAACGCTATTGAAACTGCTATCGCTGCTTATAATCGTTTACCTGATGTTGGTAAACTTCTTGTAAATCCTGCACCACAATTAGCAAGCCTTGCACCAGCAGTTAAACAAGCAACAGGCTCAGTAACTAACATTTACAACAACATTAAGGGTGCTATAGATCCACAAGCCACAGCTAGAGCCATAGTCAAAGTACAAACCACAGCAACAAAAACTACAGGTATTAAACCATTTATTCCAGGTAGGTAACTATGACTGTATATACACCGACCTACAGAGTTACTATCGCTGGAACTGTTCAAACTTCTACAACCTTAGAAGACGCAACTATCACTTATGGTCGTAATGATTTCTTTGAAGCAACCCAACCAAGTTACTGCAACCTAGAACTATTAAACCTTGACGGCACAAGCCCAGTAGTAGAACTTCTTGACACAATAATCATTGAAGTAACCGACTCGACAAGTGCTTATGTCAAATTGTTCACAGGTGAAGTTTCAGGTGTTTACAACAGATTTGCTGGCGCTGGCGCAGCTGGTAAACCTAACACGTTACAAATACAAGCCGTTGGTGCTCTTGGTCTTCTCGTTAAACGTTACGCAGGTTCTGTTGCCTATCCTGAAGAATTAGACGGCGCACGCATACAACGTATTCTTGAAGAAACTTTATACATTGCTTGGGAAGACTTAAGTAACACACTTACTTGGAATGACATACCAGTCACAGAAACTTGGGCTAACTATGGTGTGCAAGGAATAGACACAATTGACGCAGGACGTTACGAAGTATTAGCCAGACCTGCTGAAATTGACCAAGCCTACAATTTAACAGACACCACACAACAATCAGGGCTAGGATATTTGTATGACACAACTGATTTCAAAATTGGTTACGCAGACGCAGAGCGAAGAAGCGAAAACTATGCAGCTAATCTTATCGAACTTGACGCTAATCTTGTAAACGCAGATATTCAAACAAGGCTACAAACAGCAGATATTGTCAATAGTGTGGTTATCCAATATGATGACCCAGTTCTTGAAGTTGTAGCACAAAATGACACTTCAATAAATAACTATGGTTTGCTTGAGGAAGTTAGATCAACAATTCTTGCCCAAACAGTTGATGCCACAGAACAAGCTACAAACTTTGTTAATTACCGAGGAACACCTAAAGCATCACTTGAAGAAGTCACAGTTAATCTTGCTAACTCAAATATGACTAATACTGTAAGGGATAACCTTTTGGGTGTTTCTATGGATACCCTTTTGTATTTGGACAATATCCCAGTAGGGCTGATACCTGAAGGTTCTTTTGAAGGCTTTGTAGAAGGTTGGACTTGGACTCTTGGACGCAATAACCTTGAATTGGCTATGTCTGTTTCTAACTCAATCTATTCAACCCTTGATGTTCAATGGGAAGACTACAATGCCTTAATTCAATGGCAGAACCTTGCTAATGATTATCGTTGGCTTGACGTTATTTAAGAAAAGGATAAACTAGACTCTATGCCTAATACTACAAAAATGTCGATTCCGTATCCCTCATCAACGGATCTAGTCAAAGACGGCGCTACTGCCATGCAATCTTTGGCTACACAAGTAGATGCAAAATCAGGTTTGGTTTTAATTTCAACAACAACTTTTTCAGGTGTAGCAACACAATCTATAAATGATGTATTTAGTGCAAATTATGATAATTATTTTATTACTATGAATATTACTTCAGTATCCTCAACTATCATGAGATTAAGATGGCGTGTAAGTGGTGCCGATAATACTACTACTAATTACAATTATCAAACTTTATCAGCAAATTCAACAACAGTTGCAGCAGTTAGAGCATTATCAACAGATATAAACAATATAGGTGTAAATAACAATAATGATCATGGAATAAATATTGTTGTATTATCACCATTTGCAACAGACAAAACTTATTATCATTCAAGAAATACAGGTGGAGTTGATTCTAATTTGTCAGACGGAAAATTTAATGCAACAACAAGTTTTACAGGATTTACTATAATTCCTGCTGCAGGAAACATTAGTGGAACTGTTCAAGTGTTTGGATACAACAAATAATGGCTAAAACAGAGAAAATTTTAATTGGTATTGATAATGAAGTTATTGAATTAACTGGTGCTGAAAAAGAAGCATTTTTAGCACAACGTGAAACAGACCAAATTAAACTTGATGCAGAATTAGCAAAACAAGAAGAATTAAAACAACTTAAAAAATTTGCTTACACAAAACTTGGTTTAACTGAAGAAGAAATAAATGCAATCCTTTAATTACAAACAATTATCACTAGCTGCAATTGCTTTCTTAGCAGCTTGGCAAGCAACAGACTTTGCCCTTGATTACAGAGCTGTACTTGGTGCTGTCGTAGCTGCTTCAATGGGCGCGATGAATCCAAATGCCAAAACCAAGGTTAAGTAAAGCAGCTGAGCAATTACGCTCCGAAATAAACGCCAAATATCCTAAACGAGATAAACGCTCAGACGGCTGGATAGGCGACACATCTCACAACGCACGTAAGTCAGACCACAACCCAGATAAACAAGGTTGGGTGCGTGCTATAGATATTGACTCAGACCTTGTTAAAGGATCTAGCAAAGAATCTTGGCTTCTTGCTGAACAAATTAAGACAATTGCACTCAAAGGCGACAAAAGACTTAGTTACATAATTCACCAACACCGAATAGCCTCACCACGTCAAAACTGGGCATGGCGTGTTTACAAAGGCTCTAACCCTCACGTATCACATTTGCATATATCCTTTACTGAGGCAGGCGACCTTAACGGAAAGGCATTTGGTATATGAGCAAACCTAAATCAAAAAAACAAACTATTGAACTTCCAGACGTAATGGCTTCAGAGTTAGTGCGCATTATTAACACAGCTCATGAAGACGGCAAACTAATTACAGGCTTTGTAGCCATACTTGAAATGTTTGACGGCAAAAAGAAAACAATTAAAATAACCGCAAATGCTGACATGCCACAACATTCTGTATTTGGCATTATCAATTTTGCTGCAGAAAAATACCAATTTACTATTGCTCCTGATGAAGATGATGACGACGATTTTTATGATCCGAATTGGTTCGACGGACAATGATAAATGAACTTATTGGAATTACTGGTCTTCTTATTACTGTTCTTGTTTTGGTTATTAAAGCGACTACAGAAATTATTAAAATGAAGTCGCAGTTGTTTCCTAATGGTGGTTCATCTTTGGCAGATAAAGTGACACGCCTACAGGTTGAGGTATCGAAAATTTCAGCAACTATGGATAGTATTAGTAAAGAGTTAGGTAAACCTAAACGAAAGAGGTAACGTATTAAGCGTTACGTAGTCATTTCAGATTTACAATATCCATTCATTAAAAAGTCTTACGTTGAAGCCCTTTTAGATTATATAGATTACGTTAAACCAGATAAATTACTTTGTGTCGGTGATGAACTTGATTGCCAAACTATCTCAACTTACGCACGTGGAACAGCCCTAGAATTTGAAGGCTCATTACAAAAGAATATACTTGGACTTAAAGGCTTACTCAAAGAATTCCGCTCGGCACTTGGACGTAGTAAGCCTTTCCTAATTCAACGAAGCAACCACACAATTCGCATTGAAAAATATGTGTCACGTCATGCTCCAGCATTTGCAGTACTTGACGCAATTAAAATTGAAAACCTTTTAGGTTACAACGACAAAGACATAAACGTCACATACAACAGATCATTAACCGAAGTTGCTAAGAACGTAATTATGGGTCATGGTGACGAAGGCAGACTTTACAATCATGCAGGTCAAACAGCTCTTGGACTAGCTGTAAGAACAGGTAAAAACGTTATATGTGGTCATACTCATAGACAGGGTATTGTTTCAGCTAGTCATGGTTATGGTGGCAAACTTAATACCCTTTGGGGCGCTGAGGTTGGGCATCTTTGTGACCTTAATTCTTCTGGCATGAAATATATGAAAGAAGGACATGCTAACTGGCAAGCAGGTTTTGGCATACTTTACGAACAAGACGGCGTAGTTAAACCTGAACTTGTACCTTTTAATAAAGACGGCTCATTTATAGCCGAAGGCGAACTCTGGCGATAACGCCGTTATCAAATTGTTATAATTCAATGCTGTGTTTTAAGCCAACCTTGTTCTAATCTCATTTTAACGAGAGGGGCAATACATGGAAAAAGAGTGGTATCCAATATCACATCTGTTAGCACACGCTTATCACACTATGGACTATTACCACAGAACTAGGTGCATATTTGAGAAATGCGATTGTGAAAACAAGCTAGCGCAATTACAAGAATTTTACGGACTATTTATAGGGGTGAACTAAGTGGATTACCTAAAAGATTACATAGAAGTCAAAGATCGTATTAAATTGTTTTATGACAAATACCCAGAAGGTTTGCTGTCATTTGATTACAGAGGCGTACTTGAAATAAACAATGAGACATACATTTACGGCAAAGCATTTGCTTACCCAGTAAGAGGTGAGTTGTACCATGCTGCTGGTTGGGCATGGGAACGCGTACCTGCTAAAGGATTTGCTCGTGGTGCTGAAATGATGACTTTGGAAACAAGTGCTTGGGGTCGTGCTATTGCAGCTCTTGGTATTGCTGTGACTAAAGGTATTGCTAGCCGAGAGGAGATTCAACGTAACGTGAAGCCCGAAAATGACCCTTGGCAGACCCCACCAGATGCCCCTAGAAAGCCCGTAGAGGGCAAAATTAGCCAAGAAACCGCCGTTCAGGTATCTGGACAAGGGCAAGGATTAGAAATGAGCCATTTTGGTCATTACAGGGTTGCTACAGAGAAGCAAATAAACTTCTTGCATAGCCTTTGCAAACGGATCTATACTGACTGGGATAAAGACAAGCTACTGAAATATCTGCAATTCCTAAGTAAGGAACAGGAGTTTGCCAAGTTGGAATTCGCCCCATACACCATTGTTAAAAACCAATTAGATAATCAAGAGTTGCTTTCAGACAATTTGGGTGCATGGTTAAGCGCTTCTAAACTTCCATCAAGTCATGAAAAAGATGAGATGGTAGCCGCAGATTGGAAGACAGACCAATTTTAGAAATACTTTTAATAAACCCATACTTTAATGACGTTGAGCTACTACCAAGCGACTACCGGAAAATAGCCGTTTGTGAGTCGTCATTAAATCCAGAAGCTGTTAACAGAACAGGCAAGTACAGGGGCTTGTTTCAGTTTGATAACAGATCGTGGGTGTATGTCGGGGGAACTGGTGACCCTGCGAGAGCTTCTGTTCGCGAACAACTCTTACGTGCGCAGAAGCTCGTTAAAAAGCAAGGATTTGAAAGAGCGTTTCCACAGTGTTCAAAGAAAATGGGGGTCAAATAAGTGGAAGTATTTACAGCGTTTGTTGGTGTGTTTCTGGTGTTATTAGTGTTGTTTATGAAACAATAAGACCAGGAAGGGGGGCAAATGAAACCACAAGACGTATACAGGCTTGAGCAAGTCTTACGACTGTCAATTTCACAAGACTTACTCAGCAAGCAATCAAACTTCCACAGCAAAGAAGATATGGAAGAAGCAAGAAAAATAGTAGAAAAAAAACATTAAGTCAAGACAGGGGCAATAAATGGGAACACCATTAGGTAGAGAAGCTGTTATTAGTTTGTTATTAGGTGGAATACTTACGCTTGGTATTATGCAGGTTTGGGAGTGGGTGAAGGCGTATGTTAAATCTAATATCAAGGTGCGTTAGTTGTGGTGGTTGGTGTTACGCCGCTAGTTACTGCAAGCATTGCATGAAAGCCATTAAATGAGAGTATTAGATTTATTTGCTGGTACAGGATCTGCTACTAAAGCGTTTGAAGACGCAGGTCATGAAGTTATCAAAGTTGAACTAGACGAATACTTTGAAGCACATGAACGAGACATATTAACACTTACGGCAGAGTATTTGATAAATAAGTATGGTGAATTTGATTTTGTTTGGGCAAGTCCACCATGTCAAAAGTTTAGCGTTGCAAGTATTGGTCATTATTGGACAGGGGGTAGAGGTGCTTTAATACCTAAACGACCTGAAGTATATGAAGCGATTGCACTTGTTAAACACACAATAGATTTGATGAACAATATTAAACCTAAATTTGGGTGGATTATGGAAAACCCAAGAGGTATGTTAAGAAAACAAGATGTTGTAAAAGATTTATTAAGGTACACAATAACTTATTGTCAGTATGGTGATACACGCATGAAACCAACAGATTTATGGGGAACAATTCAAAATTGGAAACCTAGACCAATGTGTAGTCCTGGAGCTGATTGCCACGAGTCTAGTCCTTCTGGAACTCATTCTGGGGGAACAAGTACATTAAAAAACGCTAAATTGCGTTCAATGATTCCGTATAATTTAGGTAAAGAGATATTAGGAGTGATAAATGGCAACATATATTTGGTGTAAAGATTGTCATAAGATGATTGCTAAAGAATTACAACATGATTGTAATGCAAAATGACAACAATCTATTTGCATTACCATTACGATTACGACAACAGTCAAGAATGGTTATGCAGAGACGCTAAGTGTTATCAAAAGCGTTTAGAGGATAAGAAAAAGTTAGAGGCTTATCAAGAGCTTGTTGATCGTGATTTGATGCGTAAAGAAAATTTACAGATGATTGAAGACATGATTCAAGACCCAAGAATAGACAATTATAACCAGTACTGATATAAGTAATACCTTGGTCGCTCACGCCAAGTCTAAAGTAAAGGTTGAGGGTTGGTTGATAGCCAATTTAATGGCCGTTAGAGGGTCTTTATCACCTATGCCTAATCTGCATAGCGTGTAACAAATACGAGAAGTTACGACATCACAAGCTGCTATTAACGAGTCTCCTAATAGCAAACAATAGTTTGTGATGATATGGCGAGACTAAGCCGAATAACAAATAAGGCTTCCGTTCGATAACCCGAAACCGCAGGGGTTCAATTAGAGAATGGTTCTATTACTAAGCCGTTCTCTGCCCTTCAACACACAAGGGTTCTTAACATATATAATGAACAACGTATGAATAAGATTAAACGTAATGGATCAACATCACGTTGGAGAAAAATACGAAGTGCAATACTCAGACGAGATAATCACACCTGTTACTACTGCGGAATACCTAGCGCAACTACAGTCGATCATCTCACACCCGTCGAGCAGGGCGGCGACGATAACTTCAATAACCTCGTTAGTGCTTGCGCGAACTGCAACTACAGTAAAGGCAATCGAACAGAAGAACAATACATTAAAGACAGAAACAGAAAACACAGGAGCAAAATAATGAAACAAAACCAATTTTTTGAATTAGGAAAGACAC